TTTGATTGGCACACGATTGAGATTGAGCCGCCAAAGGTTAAGAACGACCCCCAAGGTGGCACACACGCAAGTCCAAGAAGGCATCAAGTCAGAGGGCATTGGCGCACCTATAAATCGGGCGTAAAAGGATGGGTCAAAGAGTGCTGGAAAGGCGATGCAAGCAAAGGATCTGTTTTTAAAGATTATCAATTGAGGGAAACAACATGAGCCAACCTTGGCTATACAGATTTGGTATGTGGCTTTGCGAAAAGACAGGCCACCTTGGGGCGCGTAGTGGTTGGATTTACAACGGCTACTTCCACAGAGACTGCAAGATTTGTGGACGCATTGTGAGTGAACCAATTAAAAAGGATAAAAATGGATAAAGGATATTACTGTTTAATTTGCAAAAAACTACTTCTTGCAGATGAGTTTGGGGTAATTGTTCACGATGACATACCGCACCCACCAGATATGTCGTTTGATGAAGATAAAAAACCGCAATAACAAAAGGAGAACACATGACTTGGATTCTTTATGTATGTTTCGGAATGTCGTTTAGTTTGTGTAATCAAATACGAGAATACGAATACAAAAACCAAGAAGATTGTTATCGAGCAAGAGAAGGCGTACTGTCTCAAATTGGAAAAGGCTATGCCATCTGCTCACCTAAAAAGGAGAAGAACACATGACGCATATCACAAGGACTTTTATGGAGAACGGAAGACTCTTCATTGAGCTTATCCCTGAGGAACAATTTTACAAGCGTGAATGGGTTGACCTAACAGATGATGAGATTGATAACATTAATTACACATCGGCACATATGCTTGCCCGTGAGGTACTAGCTAAATTCAAGGAGAAAAACAATGGCTGACATTTCAATGTGTGAGGGACAGGGCTGTCCCCTCAAAGACACCTGCTATCGACACACAGCACCACCCACTCCCCATTGGCAATCATATTTCTGTGACCCTCCCTACAACAAAGAAGAAAAGACTTGCACTTCTTATTGGGACAACGCAGAATATAAGCGAAAGGAATGATGTGCATACCAGAGCATACAATGCATGGCGTAGGGCTGAGTCTTTCCAGATACCTGTGACAGACGAAGGCTTGCGACAGGCTGAGCAGAGGCAGCAATGGTTCCTAAGGGGCTTTGAAGCAGGTGCTAGGTGTGCTGCTGAGCATCTTGAGCTTAAGCACAAGGAAGTTAAAGACACCACCAGAGAGCACAACTTCTACCTTGTTGCTAGTAAATTTGTTAGAGAGCTTTATCAGGAGCAATGGTATGGTAAATGAGTATGGTGTACCTCTTCATGCATGTAATGGGTATAGGCATGATGAACATTACTGGGCTTACATACGCCACAAAAACATGACAGGTGTTGGCCCCTTCTATGAATGGATGAGGAACATGATGAAAGAGAAAGCATGAACAAGTGTGCCCACATTTTTAAACAACAACAAGGGCTGCTTAGATGTGCCTCTTGTGGAACATTCAGAATAGTGTTCAAATGATAGAGCCTATCCGCACATGGACAACCAGACCTCCCGGTGTCTTGGATGATAGGACAAGGGTGAAGGATGGGCAGGTGTGGAGATGCACTAGGTGTAACATCTACTTCCAATCTTTAGAGCAAGCAAACCAACACACGAAGGATAAACATGAAACTAAATCAACTTGAAGATCTCATCATGGCAGCATGGATAACTAAAGAAGATATTGATCTAATTCTTTGGACAGTGCTGGACAGAAAAGAACCAGCCACTGAGGATGAACTGTCTAATTTGCTGCTTGGTGTGTCTGCTTTGCACAACTCTAGAATGACTGTGTTGTTTCAAGCCTACGAAGATCTGCTAAAAAGCACACCACACTTGACAACACCCCTATAGGTATGTAAAACTACCAGCAGATTGAAGCACCGCCATGCGACAGTCTGATGAAAGCCTTTACTCATGCTCTACTATCTGACACCGCCATGTCAGTGAGCAGCAGTAAGGGCTTTAGTTTTTTGTCGGGAGTAGCACCAAGGGCAAAAGACTTAGTAAGGCATCTACTTGGGGTTGGTCACAGAGGTGCCATCGTGGAGCATAATTCTAGAGCGAGTGATGGGGGCTCGAACAACAGCCTGATAGTCTGGATGATGTAACAACAGTGTTCCTATGTTGTTGCCCATGAACAGGGGTTTGTGGTAATGCTGCACTACTGTCTTGACAGTGGTTAGGAAAAGCTTTACCATGAACTCCCTCCTTTAATACTTTATATATACTTATAGGTTTCATTTATCTATTAAATGAATAACCTATGGGTATCAAATGAGATGTACAATGCCTTTCATTAAGACCCATCAACCATGTCATTCTTGTGGTAGCAGTGATGCCTTAGCCATCAACGATGACATGTCCACCAAGTGTTTTGTATGCCATACATACACTCCCTCCACCCTTGTTAAGGAACACCACACAGTGATTGACACCACCAATGAAACCCCCTCCTCTTCTTTCTTAAAAGCTTACAGCGAAGGCTATGCTGTTTCTGTCTCTGACAGACGCATCACCAAGGCTTCGATGGAAAGATATGGAGTGGTGAAGACAGACAACAGCTACTACTTCCCCTATCACAACAAAGATGGACAGCTTGTTGCTGCAAAGGTAAGGGGTGTGAAGGAGAAGACATTCTCCACTGAAGGTGCTTGGAAGACAGGCACATTGTTTGGACAACACATGTTCTCCAGTGGTGGCAAATACCTCACCATTGTTGAGGGTGAGTTTGATGCACTGGCTGCATTCCAAATGACAGGCTCTAAATATCCTGTTGTGTCCATTCGCAATGGTGCTGGCTCTGCTCTGAAAGATTGCAAAGAACAATATGAATATATCAACAGCTTTGAAAACATTGTTGTTTGCTTTGATGGGGATGAGCATGGGGTTAAGGCTGCTAAGGAAGTGGCTGAATTGTTTGGCAGCAAATGTAAAATATTTAAAGGCACCACCGACTACAAGGATGCTTGTGATTGGTTGAGTGATAGCAAAGAAGCTGGCTTTGTTGACAGGTGGTGGAGGGCTGAGCAGTTTGTCCCTGATGGCATTGTGTCAGGGGCTAGCCTCTGGGATGAAGTGTCTAGGCCACTACCACCAGCAGACTGCGATTACCCTTGGCAAGGACTTAATGAAATTACATATGGTATTCGCTTTGGTGAGTTGGTCACTGTTACAGCAGGCAGCGGCTTAGGTAAGAGCCAAGTGCTGCGTGAAATTGTGTGGCATTTGATTCAGAAAACTAAAGACAATATTGGATTAATGTTTTTGGAAGAGAGTGTGCGAAAAACAGCACTGTCTTTAATGAGTCTTGCTGCTAATGCACCTCTACACTTACCTGACGCTAGTATCAGCGAAGAAGAACGCAAGAGTTGTTTTGATGCCACTCTTGGCACTGGTCGTTTATATTTATTCGATCACTTCGGATCAACATCTGTGGACAACATTGTGAATCGTGTTCGATATATGGCAAAGGGAATGGAATGTAAATACATTATGCTAGACCATGTATCAATAATTGTTTCTGCACAAGAGAGTGGTGATGAACGAAAAGCCATTGATGAGATTATGACCAAGCTACGCATGCTGGTACAGGAAACAAATATTGCATTAATTATTGTTAGCCATCTCAAACGCCCCTCTGATAAAGGCCATGAAGAAGGTGCTGTAACATCATTGGCTCAGCTTCGTGGGTCTGGTTCTATCGCACAACTCAGCGACATGGTGATTGGTCTTGAACGAAATGGGCAGGCTGAGGACATGAGAGTTCGTAATACTACAAAAGTGCGGGTACTTAAATCAAGGCATAGTGGACAGACAGGGCCAGCATGCAACCTACTATACAACAGAGAGACAGGCCGAATGTTTGAAATAGAAGATGAACCAGAAGGAGATCTACTATAAAATAGAGTTTGCTATTTATGTTTTTAAGTGTTATAACTTAGATATCTAAGGAGATTACATGAGAACTAAAGAGCAAGCTCTGCAATACAATCAAACATACTATCAAAAAAACAAAGAGAAATTAAAAAAAGACGCATTAAATTATTATGAAAACAACAAAGAAAAAGTTCTTGCTGTTGTTCATAAATATAGAGAGGAAAACAAAGAGATTATCCATGAGAAAGGTAGACAATATTACAGGCGAAATCTAAAGAATCGTTTACTAAACGCAGCAAGGGCACGATCTAAAAAATCAGGACTTGCTTTTGATATTTCTGTAGATGATTTTGACATCCCTGAATTTTGCCCTTTGTTAAACATACCCTTATTTGTTGCAGAAGGAAGGAAAGCTGTTAAGCCAAACTCTGCTAGTCTTGATAGAATAGACTCGACTAAAGGATATGTAAAAGGAAATGTCTGGATAATTTCTTTTAAAGCAAACACCATGAAAAGCAACTCAACACTTGAAGAGTTTCTTTTAATGGCTAAAAACTGGAAACGATTACATTGAAGAAGGAGAATTGTTATGATAAAGCCAGTAGTTTATTTCACAGGTGAGCCTGTGTTTTATTTCATAGAGACAGAGGAGGGTGAGGTGGAGGTGGCTAAGGTGTATGGGTTTGATCATCCAAAGCTGGGCACTGGT